ACCTTTTCTTTTTGATAACTGATTATATTTCTCAACTGTCTTTCATATAATTTTTCTTCAAACATCTTAGCTATGTTTATAGAATTATACAACTCTTCTTCTGCATTAAAAAAATTATTTTTTTTAAATCTATGAGTAAGTAACTTCTCAAAATGTTTATCATTCTTTTGGGACATACCTCTTTTTATTTTATAGTAAGCACCAAACTCTGCAAGATTACCCCTAACCATTGCGGGACTACTAGGTACTCTTAAACCTAATCCATAATGAACAAGCCACTCACTCGGATTATGTTTAAACTTATTAATAGAACTAAAGCTATGTTTGAAGTCTGACTTAATTATATTTTTTAATTCCATTTAATACCTAGTAGTTTGATTTGTTATGCTGATAATACTTCTTCTGGGTCTAACTCTTTGACAACTTTAGCATCAATAGTATCACTAGAATTAGTTGATTTAGATTTAGCTGAGTTATATAAATCTATAACTTCTTTATTTTCTATCTCAATAGATTCTTGAAACAGCTTTATTGTTTCCATATTATCATCGGATAATTGTAGGTTAGCATCTGAGTTTACAACTATATCTGGAGTATAGTAAACATTACCACCTTTCTTTTGTCTTTTAGTATTCAAAGATAAAGTACAATTAAACATAAGTTTTTTTCTTTTGTTAAGAAGATCTAAAGCAGAACTAACTGGTGAGAAAGCTGTGCCTGTAACTCTATATAACACAGGAAGATCTTTTATTGATGTAGTCTCTCCTTTAGAATTAACACCCTTATCAAAACTTAATAAACCATAGACTAACTTATAACATCTAATAGTTCTTTGCTCTTCTAATTGTTCTGGAGTTAAACTTGATCTTTCTTTAAATGGTATCTTACCACACTTAGTACCACCTAAGATATCTATAGCTTCTTCTCTCCAACTTTTAAAAATTATAGACCTGTTTACATATTCACTTTTGACAGCATCATAGTGCATGTATTGCATTGCACTTATAAATGGTCTAAAGGTTACAGGTTTTGAATATACATTCTGTCCTGTACTAGAATCGTATGTATAAAAATGACCTACTGGTAATTGATTACCATCATCATCTTCTGGGCTACGATTTATAGCTAATCTAGGTATATTAACACCCATGCTAGACCCATCATCCTGTCCTATAGCTTGCATTATTTGCTCATTAGACATTCCTTTTACTATTATATTATTATCAGACATTTGTCCTCCTTATTTTAGTTTGCGTGTATATCATATTTATAATAAAATACCAGTGGTTATTTTGACGCATTGTAAAGTATTTTAATTATTAAGTATGAAATATATATTATAGACATTACAAATAATATATCGTTTAACATATAAGTGTATCTCCATTTATTATTTTTACTTCTAAATCATCAGCATTTGCAAAGTATGTCCACTCTGACAAAAACTCATGCTTCTCATTTATATACAATGTTGTAGGCTCTATTACACATTGGTCCTTTAATTGTGTGTATTCTAAATATGCAGAATACTCTTCATCAGAATAATCATCTAAACTATCCAATGCATCTATGTCCTTACTCATTTTATGTCCTCCATTTGTAACCAGTTAATACCTATCTTTGATTCGGTATCTAGGGGTACGTTAAAGTTAATATTGTAATACGTTTTGAGGGATGGTATTACATCTGATGTGCCCTGTTTAAATATTTCACTCATCACATCTTCTTCTCCAGGATAAACATCTGCCACGATAGAATCATGAACTGTGTTTACAAGTAAACTTTTTACACCTTTGTCTTGCATAATTTTATATATATTTATACATGCCATTGGTACAATATCTGCTGTTGCAAAACCTTGTACAGGATAATTTTTTATCTGAGTACCATAAGTAGATCCACCCCAAGGAGTTCTTTCTGCAAATGGGAAAGCATACTCCCTACCAGTAGGTAGCTTAATTCTTTTATAGCGTATGGCCTCACTCTGTAATTTTTCATGCCATGCTTTTATATCTTTATACTTTTCTAAGAATTTAGTGTAGTATCTTTTCTCATCCTCAGTACCAGTTACACCACCATACAAAGGTTTAAACGTATGGGCCTTTGCATCCTGTCTAGATACTCCTATAATATCTGCAGTGTATTGGTGTACATCTATATTATTTTTTATATCTTCCATACCTTGCTTATCTTGTGCAAGATATACTGCAGTTCTAAATTCTAATTGTGCAAAATCTATCTCCAGTATCTTACCCCCTTCAAATCTAGAGGTAACAACTTTACGAATAGGAAATGTTCTACCCCTAGGTTGATTTTGAAAGTTAGGATCACGACTAGATAACCTACCAGTTGCAGTTATAGCCTGCATAAATTTAGGATGTAGAAAACCTTTTTCATTTGTAAAGTTTTTTAATCCTTCTACAAATGTATTTAGATATGTATCTACTGCATTGTGTCTTACGATTGCATCTATAAATTCTTTGAACTCACCCTCTGCTTCTGAGGCTATCTTACTCAAAGTAATTCTATCAGTTCTAAATCCAGACTCTGCTATATCATATACACTTCTAGGTCTTTGTCTAAATCCTGCAACTTTTGCCATTGGTGTATAGATGTAACCTTCTCCATCACAATCAGAACACTTAGTATAATTTTTAAATGGGCTACCATCTTTTTTTATTCTTTTGATAACACCCTTACCATGACAAGCTATGCATTGTTCTGCTACAGTTCTATATATTACCTCTGTATTATCTGCAACTAAATTTCTAAATTGCTGTCTAGAGTAGTTAGGTCTTCTCTTACTCTTACCTGTACTTTTATCTATACCAACATTAAATATCTTAGCCCATTGTTTTTTATCTTTGGGTTTCATAGAATAAATTAACCAAGCTAATTGTTCTGGACTAGATAAATTAATTTTAGTATCACCCATTTGTCTGTAAACAATCTTATCTATCTTTTGTTTTAGGTATGCAAACTCTGCTCTAAATTCTTTCTCAACTCTATCTAATTCATTTAAGTCTACATTAATACCATTACGTTCCATGTCAGATAATACAACTAAAAACTCATTCATCATCTTAACTGTCATAAGTAATCCCTTATTCTTTTCTGATCTAAGGTCAGCCATCTGAGAATCAAATAGACTTCTAGTTATCTTAACATCTATTCTACCATATTCTTCTACAATATCTTTAGGTATGTTTTCAAAAGATACGCCTCTATCCATGTATTCTTTTACACTACTATCTTTAGATCCTATCTTTCTTCTACGGCAACACATCTCAAGTGTTAAACTTTTTCTTACACCTCTGTTTAAAATATATTCTCCAAGCATAGTATCATAAACTCTACCATTATATTTAAATCCAGATTCTAATAACCACATTAAATCAAATTTAATATTGTGACCTACTAATAAAGTTGTTTTATTTAGAGTATCTTGTATCTTAACTGCACAACCTCTATCTATTCTCTCGCTATGATTTGTAAAATAATACTCCTCACCAGACTTAGAATCTAAACCTACACTAACTAATATATTATCTGGATGAAAAGGTGACGGGTCATACCCACCATTCTCATTTTTTTGCCACGATGTTTCTACGTCTACTGTTGTTATCATAGGTTCCTTTCTACTTCTGCTATTGTAATAATATATTCTTTACCTTTATAATTTATTTCAAGATCACGTTCAAATTCCATTGTATTATTAATATAAAAACCTGATCCAACACACTCTAAGTTTTTATGTTTATCCATAAACCTTTGAAATATATTACCTATTTCTAATACTCTTGATGATTTTATTTTATACTTCATACCTACTTATACCTCTCCTAATGGTACACACAGGTTCTCCGTGATAACCATTAATTTTATTTTTACTTACACATAATGTTCTTATTCTATTTTCTGTATCACTATTAGCATTTCTACCTATACCAATAATTAAATCTGCTTCAGCTGCTTTACCTGTCTTCGAGTTTTCCATCTGGCTAAATGATATACTGTTTCTATTATCTGCATCAGCAGATGCTTGTGATATTGCAATAACAGCACACTCTCTACGTTTAGCTATCTCTCTTACACTTGTGTAAATCTGTCTTAACTTCTCATCTGTTCTAGCATATGTACCACTAACATTAACTTTGTCTAACTGATCTATAACAATTATATCTGGTTTATGTTTCTCGCAATGTGAATCTATATCAGTCATAGACCAATCAACTGTATCAAACATTGATATATTATCTTTTATCTCACCCCAAACTCTTTGTGCTATATCTTTTTCTTGTATTATTTCTTCTCTAGTCATGCCAGTATAACAGGATATTGCTCTCATCTGTGTACGAATAGCAGGCTCTTCATTTATAAACGCATGTACCTTTGCACCTTGAGAGCAAAAACCATTTGGTGCTGTACATAAACTTACCCAAAAAGCTGTCTTACCTGTCTCTGGTCTAGCAAATGCAATCATAAGATTACCACCACCAATACCACCTACGTTTTCTTTTAGTACAGGTATATTAAATTTCCATTTAGTAGTAACATCTAATAAATCTATAACTTCATCTATGTTATTAGTTACTGCAGGATTTTTATCTTCATCAACATTAGTTTTATGATTACCTATCATGCCAGTTATCTCTGTAAAGTTTGCTTCCTTACCATTAAATATCTCTGTAGCTTCAACTGCTATTCTTTGTGCAAGATCTCTATCAGATAAGATACGCATAATATCTTTTGCTATCTCTTTGCTAGGTTCTTGTACTTCTTTAATGTCTTCTACTAATTCACTAAACTTTTCTTTCGCAGCACGGGTTAGTGCAGGATTAAATATTGTAGTATGCAAAGAATACAACTCATCAATCTTTATATCCTCTTCGTATTTATCGTGTGCTTTCTGTATAGTATCATACAAAGAACTTACGTCTCCAGAAAATACTGTTGGTGACAGTATACCTTTATATTGTGTGTAAAATTTTTTATTAAGCATAAGCCTAATCATTTGTTTTTCTATCATCTTCTCTCTTTCGCTTTCTGCCATGCTAATTGTTCTTCTAGTATAGCTGTTATCTTATCTAGTTTGCTTTGATCTCTTTGATTCCAAGTAGAAATATTACAATCTATTATATCATACTTCCAACTAATCCAATCGTCAAGTATCTCTTGCATCATTTTATCATCCATAAAAAATCTCCCTTACTTGTTCTGTATTAAAATATTTTAAGTCATCTTCTAAAGGTTTTACTATTACATTTTCAAATCCAGATGATCTTAAATCTTTTGCCATGTCGTATGCTTTTGTTGTAGCATCTCTATCTAAACATATATATAAATTTTTATATGGTTTCAAGTGTGACTTCTGTACTGATTTTAATTTAGTACCCATGATGGAAATACCAGTTAATATATTTGATACTGCACAAGCTGATGGGCAATCCTCTACAATAACTGCATCATTACAATCACCACATTTAAATGGTACATCTTTATTACCATACATAAACCATTTAGGAAAATCTTGTTTAGTTAATGCTCTACCTACTGCACCAACTATCTTATGAGATATTCTATTCTTAACTAAGAATACAACTCTATTTTGTTTTACATCATACTTAAAATCTGCTCGACCCCAAGACCAAGACTCCCAACAATTATTATTGGATAGCCAACGCATGGCCTTTTCGTTTGAGTATATTGATTGAAAACTATCTGGTATTTTAAATTCTGTATCTTCTATGTGTAATATTTTATTACCATGAAATACCCTATCTACATAATGCATATTCTTTTCTCCTTGATGTTTGCCTTTTGCGTTACACGATGCATGAAAACAATACCAACCCATTTTGTTTTCAGTTGTATCTATAGACAAAGTATTTCTACCATTACAGAATGGGCAATCCATTCTTGTCTGAGTTTCAGATGGTATGCTTAAACCTTTTATAACTTCTAACTGTTGTCTA